AACAAGTGAGCCAATAAACAATAGACACTTAAACTATTTAAAGAGCGTACTAATAAGCCAATTACTACTAGAGGCAAACGATGATCTACAAGGAAGTAAAGGCTTTAGGCAAAACGTAAAGCACCAAGTTAATAAAACGTCCAAAATATTGGAAGCAGAATATCAACAAGGGTTTAACATCATATACAACAATAACCCTGAGATGTGTACAAACGTACTAAACAAAATAGACGGCTTAATACACAAGATTAAAACAGCTTCTATTGACGAACTGGTAATGATTGACGCACTAGTAGACAACTACTTTAAAAACAAAGACGAAATAAAAGAAACACAAACAGCAGAATTTACTAAAATAGATTAATAAAAACTTATGTACATAAATATAGAACTAAAACCAACAGAAAAAAAAGACTACTATAAATTCGTTATCAATGGGCTTAAGCTTGGGGAATGGGAACGAAGCGAACTAAGACACTTAATAGAAGTAATAGACAACAAGATATGAGTTTAGAAAGCGATTGCTGTAATGCAGCTCAATGGAATGAAACAGATTTATGTAGCGAATGTTTAGAACACGCTGAATTTAATATAACAGAATAATGAAAATAGAAACAATAGCAGAAATAATAAAAGAATTAACAGACGTAAACATATTAGAACAAAGCAGACGAAGAAGCGTAATAGAAATGCGAAGCGTAGCTAATAGGTATCTAATAAATGTAATGGGTCTTAGATGGACCGATATAGTAAGAGAATACGCAAAGAACGGTTTTAATACAACACACGCCAGTATTATACACAGCTTTAATACTTACGACCAGCATAGCTTTTACAACTCAGACCTAAATTTAATATACGAAACCTTACTAAACAGCAGTAAGATGAATATAATAAAACAAGTCAATAAAATGACACTAGAACAAATAGAAAAAATAGAAGCTGTACTACAAGACTAAAATAAATACAAAACGTTTATATATTAATACAATACATAGACTATGGCATACAATACAGAAGACTTAACAAAACAGAGCTTAGAGATAATTAAGAAGCATAACTTAATATTCGTTAATGATATATTTGCTTACACACCATTCTCAAAGGCTACCTTTTATAATCATAAATTAGAACAATTAGACGATATAAAAAGCGAATTAGCAAAGAATAGAATTAATATGAAGATATCTATGCGAGCTAAATGGTACGCTAGCGACAATGCTACATTACAAATAGGGCTAATGAAACTGATAGCAGACGATGATGAAGCACACAGACTAAACGGAACAAAGAGAGAGGTTAAACACGATACAACAGACAAAGAGATAAATATTAAGATACATAGATAATTGGAAGTAAACGTCAATGTAGTATTTGAACATCTCTTAGACAGTCAAACTAAGATAGTAGTCGAGCAAGGTGGGACTAGGTCCGGAAAGACTTACAACATTCTGCTCTATATTATTTTCCACTATTGCCAAGAGAACAAAGGTAAAACTATAACTATATGTAGAAAGACATTCCCAGCAGTACGCTCGTCTGTAATGAGAGACTTCATAGAGATACTTAAGGTTCATAAAAAGTATGATGAAGTAAACCACAATAAGAGTAATAGCGAATATAACCTAGATGGAAACCTAGTAGAGTTTATTAGCGTAGACCAGCCTCAGAAGATTAGAGGACGTAAGAGAGAGTTTCTTTTTATTAATGAAGCTAATGAGCTAGACTATGAAGACTGGCAACAATTAGTCTTTAGAACGACTGAGAAGATAGTTGTAGATTACAACCCTTCAGACGAATACCATTGGTTATATGACAAAGTGCTAACTAGAGACGATGTGGAGTTTTATAAGACCACATACTTAGATAATAAGTTTCTAGATAATAGCATAGTAAAAGAGATAGAACGCTTAAAGGAAACGGACGAACAATACTGGCAAATATATGGACTAGGAGAGAAAGGTATATCTAAGGCTACTATATTCAACTATGCAGAAGTACCACATATACCACACGATGCAGAGCTAGTGAGTTATGGAGCTGATGCAGGATATACTAATGACCCAAGCACCTTATGCTCTGTTTACAAGAAAGACCATAACCTATATATCAAAGAACACCTATATAGGACTATGATGACTACAAAGGATTTAAGCGACCATTTCAAGCAGGAGGGTGTTGGGCGTAATACAATCTATTTTGATGCAGCAGAGCCTCGCTTAATCGAAGAACTAAGACGAATGGGTCATAACATACAGCCAAGTCTTAAAGGTAAGAATAGTATAGCTGCTGGTATTGACCTTTTAAAGCGATATAAAATACACTTAGTAAGCGATAGCGATAATCTAATAATGGAGTTTAGGAACTACAAATGGCTAGAGGATAGAAGCGGAAAGCTAACCAATACACCAATAGATAAGAACAACCACTTAATAGATGCGGTTCGTTATGCTACTTACTCAATAATGAGCAGACCAAACTTTGGAAGATATACAGTATCTTAATCTGTTGGCTAAAAGTTTTCGTAAAGTTTTCGTAAGTTTTATGTTTATAATTTGTTTATAACTAAAATAATGTCGTATATTTGTAGGGAACAAAAACAACAATACTATGAAAGCATTTACACCAAGAAGTCAAAAAGGAAAAGATATTATTAATTTTATTAAAAGCATAGAGAACAAAGAATTAACTGGAAGAGAAAGATTAGACTTAATCTCTAAGTTTAGCGATAGTTGGGAAGAAAACCAATTACCAGAAGGAATAGAGATTGTAACTAATTCATTCGGCTTACCAGAAATATTAACAAAGTAATTAAATTAAAACACCTTTACAACCCTTACAGACGTGTAGGGGTTTTTTTATGCCTAAAAATTATTAATTTTGTTTATATATTAATAAGCGCAACAATATGGAAGTAAAATTAAAAATACCTACAACCCTTAACGAAATAACTCTAGGGCAATATCAAGAGTTTGACAGTCTAGATTTAAAGAACGATGCTGATGTTCAATTAAAAATGATTGAGATATTCTGTAAAGTGCCTAGCGTAGTCGTAAGAAATATGAAGGCAACTGATATCGTTGAAATATGCAATATCATTAATGCTATGTTTGAAACTAAGCACCAACTAATAAACACATTTAAATTAGAGGGCCAAGAATACGGGTTTATACCAAGCTTAGAAGATATGACCTTTGGTGAGTACGTAGATTTAGACACTTTTATAGGTGAGACTGAAAACTTACATAGAGCTATGAATGTTCTATATAGGCCCATTGACTTAAGACAAGGCAATAGATACACTTTAAAGGAGTATATACCAGACAACAGCAAATACGCTAAAAACTATCCTTTAGACGCTGTATTGGGTGCTATGGTTTTTTTTTACAGTTTAGGGAAGGACTTGTCGTTAGTTATGATGAGCTCTTTGGACACACAGAACGAGGCGACCTTAGCGCAGCATCTGGCTTCACTTCCAAATGGGGATGGTACAATTCAATCTATGCACTCGCTGAAGGAGATATTACAAGATTTGAACATATCACTAAATTAAACGTTCACAAATGCTTGACTTATTTAACATATACAAAAGAGAAAAACGAAATAGAAGCTAGACAAATTAAAAACAAATTCTAATGAGTAATACAGGAATAAGAGGGTTTTACCTACTAACTGAAACAATAGAACAACAGCTACTTGCTGACGTGAATGTAAATACAGTTACAACTGGTGATATCTACGACATTGATTTATCTAAGCAAAGCATATTCCCTTTAAGTCATATTATAATAAATAATGTTTCTGCAGAAGAACAAGTGTTAAGGTTTAACATTTCTGTTTTATCAATGGACGTTGTAGATGAAAGTAAAGAAAAGACAACAGATATCTTTAGAGGTAATAACGATGAACAAGATATACTAAACACTCAGCTAGGCGTTTTAAATAAGCTAGTAATGGTATTACGTAAGGGTGATTTATATAGCAGTCAATATGCTTTAGACGGGAACGCTAACTGTGAGCCATTTTATGATAGGTTCGAAAATAAAGTAGCTGGTTGGACAGCCTCGTTTGATGTGCTTGTAGCTAACGATATAACGATATGTTAAACAAAGAAGTACAAAACGAATTAAACAAGTTCGCTAAGTATGTTATACAACAGTCAAGAAGTAACTTAACTAAGGGTGGTAAGAAC